AACTTCTTTTATAACTGGTTTAGCAATTTCATCTAATTGCGCATTCAAACTTTTAATCGCCGGCTTATAAGCATCAAGCTGCCCGTACTTTTTATTAACCTCTTCTCTAATTTTTTTAACTACTTCCGCCGGTTTAATTAAAAGTGACTCATCATTTTTTGCTAAAAGCGCGTCGTCAAATTTTTGAAGCTTCTCTCCAATTTCTTTTCCGTACTGCATCGTCTTATCGTCAAGACGTTGGAAGATGTCTTTCTTGCTCGCTAGAGGCGTAACAACGCCTTCATCGAGTAAAAATCTTCCGAGTTGTTTAACGTCTTTGCTGCGAGACAATTTTTCTGTTTGCGACAGAGTTGGGTTTAAAGCCTCAACCGCCTTCTCTTCGGCCTTCTCTTTGAAGAGAGTTCGCATCCCTTCATTGCCTTCAAGAATTTTGTTGATGCCGGTAGCTGAAGCCACCTTTTTTGCAACAGGGCCAGTCAGTTCTTTTAACATCGAGCCGCCGCCGCCAAATATTGCGCCGAGCCCAGCTCCCATCATAATACTTTCTGCCGCAGCTTCAGGGTCTCCGAGCATTGCTTCCGTAATTGCGTGCGGCGCTGAAAGAGCCATGCCCTCAGCCGCCATACCACCAGCTTTAGTGATGCTCTTTTTGAGAAGCTCTTTTGCCGCAGTGGTCGCAGTTCGTTTCGCAACCTCTTCGGCGCTGACTTGAATTATCTTGTCCGCGAGAAGTCCAGTTGCTTTTGCGCCGACTTCACCGGCCTTGGTTGCGCCCTTAAAAAGAGGGCCGCCGTATAGAAGAGACCCACCAAAACCAAAAACGCCGCCAATCGTGTTAGCAACGTCATGTTCTTTCTTGAGAGCCTCCCATTTTGCGACTTCAAACGGATCTCCTTTGTGTTGATAAATAATTTCGGGAAGACCCATAGCAGCTTCGTCAACAAGTTGACCAATACCGACTTTGAGATCGCCTTTTAGGCCCTTGTTTTCCGCTTTGTACTCTTCAATCGCCTGCTCAGATGCAGATACTGGGCGGTAACCTTTATCCATTGCCATAACGATATTTTCAGCCGGTACGTTCAGCTTCTGATCGTTTGGACCTACGATATTAACTCTCTCGCCTTTGGCATAAGCATGCGTACCAGAAGCAAGCGCGTTTCTCAGCGCCTCGCCTTCCAGTGGTTCTTGCTCGCCCGTTTTGACGTTAAAGATCGGCATTATTTACCCGCTTTAGTTTTTACCGTTTTCGCTCCGCCGGTTGTCCAGCCTTGTTGCGCACCGAGTCCAGCTTCTGGAGTTTGATAACCAATAATTCTATTTTTTAACTTCGATTGGTAATCAGCACTCACGTCACCTTTGAATTTCTCAAGACGGTTTAAAATTGAATCGCCTCCAGGAGTAAACTGGAATGCAAGTGGATCAGACGGAATGATTGCATTGATAATGTCTTCGTCAGCTTGCGAAAGAACACCAAGTTTTGCCATGTTTTTGTATGCCAAAAGAAGGTCTTTACTTAGCTGCTTTCCGCGATCAACCGCGACGCGGTTCATAACTTCGCCGCCGTATTCCTTACGCAGATCAATCATCTCTTGAATTTTGCGGTCAAAAGAATCTTTAGATTCCTGCGCCTCTTTTAGTTGCTTCGCATCGTCTGGGGTATAAGCCATTCCTTGACCTGGAACGTAGCGAGCCATTTGCTTGTCATCTCCAAACGGAGACATCTGAGATTTTTGAATCTGCGCAGCAAGATTAATTTGCGCCGCTTGTTTTTGTCCTTCGATTGCTGCCATCAGCTGATCGCCTTTAGCTCTCATCATTGGATCTTTATAACGACTCATGACTTCCGCGATCTTTAACTGCGTACCATTGAGCATTGCAAGGCGTGTAGCCTCGCGCGCAGCTGCGGCATCTTTCGTAGCAGCATACGCCTGCTTATAAAGTCCAAATTTGTTTTCGATATCTCCCTCTTGGAGTTTGATATCTTTGTTGATCGCATCTTGAATAACTGTTGCGGCTTTATTACCACCAGATCCAGCGGCACCAAGAAACAACGCAATCCCAGCAAGAATTTTTTCTCCTGTGGATTTTCCAGCCCAGAAGCGTCCTTGATCGACTTTCATATTTTGAATTTCAGCGAGTTTTCCATCGAGATCAGCTCGCTCTTTTGCTTGCGTCGCCGCATTTTCTCTGATCATGCGTTCATTTTCTTCGGTCGCAGTCTTCAGATATCCAGCCTCTTCAGCCGCAGCTTTTGCACCAGCTTCGTATTCCTTTTTGACCGCAGCTTTTTGCATGTCAAAAGGTTTGTTGAACATGTCGAGCATCCCCATTTCATATGGAGACTGTGCTGGTTGTGGCGGCGCAACTTGCTGAGCATATTCTTGCGGTTGTTGCGGAATTGCTGCCACATTGACCGCTGAAGGTTGTGCGGTTTGTACTGGAGTTGCGGGTGGCTGAGCCTGAAACATTTGTTGTTGTTGACGTCTAAGCCAACCTGGTTCGTCAGCTCCAGATGGCATAAAACCAGCATCCACAGGAGCGTTAAACCCAGCTTCAGGCTGCACAACCCCACCGTCAGCAAACGACTGCATATTTACAATGCTGTCATACTGTTTTTTTGAGATCTGGCCTTTTTTTAAAAGCTTCTCAGCCGTTGATTTGTCATATGGTGCCTTAGCCATTACTTCCCCCTGAACGCTTTACGCATTGCATCAGCAAATTTTTTATCTGATTCAGTTACGTGATAATCAGGTCTTGAATTTGGTTCTTTGCGCGGAGGCTCAATCGCGTTGAAAGCAAGTTTCATGCTTTTTGAGAGCGGATCTTCATCCACAACTCCGCCATCTGCGTGACCCTGGATTTTACCTTCCAGTTTTTTCATCTTGTCATTCAGCATTGCTGCTGTCGCAAGCATTGTTCCGGCAGCGCGCGAATAATCAACCATCTTGCCTTCTGGCGTATCGATTACCATGCTTTTACCAAGTTCGGATTTCTCCAAATCTTGAGCCATCGGAGACGCAAATTTGCCTTCACCGTGTGCTGGATTTTTGTAGTTGTATGTGTATGCTTTTAAACCGTCTACAAATTGCTGAAGTTTCTCATCGCTATTAATCCCCATTTCTTGCATATCAGTGCGCTTAATCACGCCTTCACCAGGAGATACTTTCGCAAGAACAGTGTCATTCTTTGGCGAATCTCCAGCAACTTTCGCTCTTCCAGGAACATACCCACCATGCTCATACGACTGAGGCTTCATATTTTCTTTTGAGCCTTTATCGCTCATCGCTGCCATGACCATCGGCGCCATTTTTGCAAGACTTCCAAGCATGTCCTTATCAACAATTCCGCCATCACTTAGACCGAATTTTTTTCTGAAACCTAGTGGGTCAGAACGTTTTTCATCTTGCGTTGGCTCTTCTTTTTTCTCTTCAGGAGTTTTGAAAGCGAGCTTCATGCTATCAGCAACTTTATCCTCGCGTTTCACCATTCCGCCGTCAGCGTGACAACCAATAACCCCGCCTTTATTTGCCATCGGGATAAAATCAGCTTTTGTGTCTGTTCCAGCGGCAATGGTTTTGCCAGTTCCCTTGTCCTCACTTTTGAAAGCAGATCCAACCCCGTAGCCAATAGTTTTGCCAGTTTTTGTTTGACCAGAATCGTTTTCAGTTCCTTTGCCAGACATCAACTCTTTTGCTTTTTTCTCGGTTTCATCTTCGCCTTCAGCGCTGTCATTAGTTTCGTATTTACCAATAACTCCGCCCTCAGCATGGCCATTAAGTCCAGACAAGAATGCATCCAGCTCTTTGTCATCGTCCTTGATATTCATTTTTAACCTCTTGTCTGAAAATGCCGCCGCAACGCCTTGACCGATGCCGCCAATCAAATCTCCACGACGTTTTGAGGCGCCCTCATAAGACTGAGCGTTAACGCCTTGGATACCGAGATTCTGATTAACTTTTAACTTCTCCAAATCTTGAGCAGCTGAGCGCTGCGCCATATCTAGGTCTGCAAGGCCGGTGTTATAAAAACCAGCCATTTTATCGTTAAGCGCAGTTTGTTGAAGCGCCGCATTTTGGTTTGCAAGAGCGGCTTGTTGACCAAGCTGCGCCTGTTCAGTTGCAAGGCCGATGTCTTGACCGCGAGCACCACCAGCAACCCCACCAAGCATTTGTTGAGCTTGCTGCTGTTCTTGAAGACGCTGAATTCCTGCCTGTCCAGCAAGTTGTTGGCCAATGTCTGCTCTTTGCTGCGCGATGTTTCTCATAGCAAGACCACCGCCTTGACCACCTGCTCGCATTGCGATTGCGTTTGCAAGATTTCGGTCCGCGCCCTGTTGAAGCTGCATTTGCGCAATAGAAGGCCCTTGACCAGCCGCTTGATTTTGAAGCTGCGACACAAGACCCATTTGCGCGTTGCGAAACTGATCTTGCGGACCCATATTGATTTGCGCAGCTTGAACTTGCTGAGCTTTGCGCGCCTGAATATCCGCGAGTTGTTTTTGAAACTCAGCCTGTCGTTTCTTGAGTTCTTCGTTATCTTTAAAAGCCTTCTCGTCAATATTTTGACCTTTGGCCTTGTATTGACCAGTCCCCAAAATACCGGCGTTTTCACCAGTACCGAAAATTGCTCCACCAACTTGATCAAGACCAACGCCTCCCAAGACTGCGCCGGTTGTTCCACCAAGGGCACCGCCAATCGCTGCGCCTCCGAGACCTCCGCCTCCTCCGCCTCCACCCATGGTTAAATCTCCTTATAAAACCAAATTAAATTATTCTTAAGACTGCCTTCGAGCTTCATCCCGTAGCCGAGTAACACTCTCAAACTTGTTGTTGATCCATTTGCCAGCGGATCTACGCTTCCAACAAGATGCTTACATCCCATTTTCTTCGCATATTCTGCGATTTCGTCTGCCATCTGGCTGGCCACATTTTTCTGACGGGAATATGGTTTGACGTAGATATCTTCAATATAACAGATATCGCCCGTGACTTTAAATGTTGCAAACCCATGTTCATTTTCAACAATGCTCTTGCCTAAGCGCTCTTGAATGTAATCACCATACATACTCATGTGCTCGCCACCTTCAGCTCTTTTTTGAACTTGCCAGGTGTTCCTTTGATTCCAACTAAAAGGCCGATGTTTGTGATGTTGAACGCTTCTCCAGACCCTGGAGTGGAACTCACGGTTAAATCTTCGATCTTAAAGCGGATTGCCTGACATTTTTGAACGTCAAGGCCGATAGCAAAACGATATGCATTTGACTCTCCACCGAAAGGTGAATCAGACCCGAATGGGGATTTTTCCCCAAAAGTTTGAATGTCGAGAGAGTCTTGAGTGTCCATGATGTAGTAACTTTCGAATGTCTCTGAGAAGTCGTAGCCCACAGAAATTCGAAGTTTATGATAACTCTTGTACTGACCGACGAGCAAAAGTTTGTAAACACGTTGGAAACCAATAATGGAATCCATCGCAATCCAGCCAGTGAGCATCGAAAGAGAAATACCTTTACCGTTATCTCTGAACGTGTTGTTTTCAATGAAACAAGTTCCGTTTTTATCGATAAAGACAAATTTCTTGTTCCAAATCACAGAGTCCTTGCCAGCGTAACTAGCAGTCGACCATTGCTGGAAGAAATAATCGTAAACTAGTGTAGGCCCTTCGGATGTTGTGAATCTGACTTGGTTTGATTCGGCTTCGAGGGTTGCGCTGGTAATTGTTTTGTTGTTGTAGTCTTCAACTTCGGCTCCAATGTAGGAGGTATTGAGGGATGCGTCGCAGACGTAAATCCCTTTCTCACTTCCAAACATAATGCCACCAGGGAACCGCACAATAGAATTGTTGTTATCACACCCGACGTCTGAAGAAACAAATTGAGGTTTTGCAAATTCTCCTCCCTGGCCCGTGTTGTTTGGACCATCACCGAAACTAATAAAAAATCTGTCGCGTTTAAAAAATAACATCTTGTCGTCAATAACGCTTAATGCTGACACACCACCACCTTGCGACGGCACGTAAAGTGTAAGCAAGTTGTTAAACTCCACAGGCGAACCAGCGAAATTGATTTTAGATGTCCAAATCTCATTCGGATTTTCAAGGCCCGCGAGAATGATTCGATCTTTGAACTGTTCGATGTATTTGCAGCTTGGAGGCGGTATGTTTTCCAAAACGCCGCCCGTCGTGTACAAAATTTCTTGCGAAATAAGATCGGCGTCTGTTGTGTCGTCAGTAATCGTAATCGTATCAACCGTAGTGTCATTGTAAGTCGGTGCGGTGACGCTTGAAACTCGATAGTAAATTGCGCCTGGTCCAGCCTCCGTACGATAAAGAACAACTGACACGTTAGTTCGAGTCCCCATTTTTTGGGTGAGCCGAAGCGTTGGAATTGTAACGTCAACACTATCTGGCCCTCCGCTTACGGTATGAAGGATTGGGATAGACGGTGCAGATCTGTGGATAAGTCCGAAATTATCGGTCCACTCGTAAACAGCCACGTAATTGTAATCGCCGTTGTTTATTGATCCAGCACCAGCTGAGGCTGTGGATAAGTTTTCAGGATAAAGGTGAAACCCATGTTCGACAACCGATTGGCCGTCGTACATTTGAAGGACTCCACCCGTAATATGTAAATTGTCTCCAAGCTGAAGCGCGTTAAATTGCTCAGCCGCATCGAAATCAATGCGTGCTTGCGATACACCTTGCAGAGAAAATACATCGTCGTTTTCAGAAACTAATTGAGTTTTGTTTAAGATCGCGAAGGCAAATGTGTTACTATCAAGGCCGCTAACGCCACACAAACCTGTATTATTAGTAAGCCCTGAAGCAAGGGAATACTGAAACTTTCCCACAATAAGTCCGTCATCGCGAGCAACAAACAAAGTAGACTGCAAAATAGAAGCGTGCACAATACAAACGTAAGCATGATCTACCGACTCCGATGCGAAATAGTAAGAGAAGGCTTTTGACCACAGCCCGACAGAGCGTAGCCACACAGTAGGAGTACCAACAGTCCCGTCGAAATCCAAAGTATTTTTTTTAACAAAATGATTGTACGTATCCGTCTGCGATACTTCGTAAAAGAAAGTACTTCCACTTAAATCCCTCTCGCCAAATCCTGTGATGTTTCGAACTGGTGTTGCAATATATGAATCCAAGACAGCTGGAGCAAGAATTTGATTCCCGCCGTTATTGGCAATAAACGCTTTCACCCCGTCCGTATTGTTTTGGTAACCAACAAAGAAAGTCTTATTCGGTCCTACAAAAACAGTGAGGCAGTTTTCAGCCAGCTCTGTGTAGGTTTTTACACCGAGAGTTCCGACAAGAACCATCGGCTCTTCGTTAAGGAAACCAATATCAATTTCATTTGCGCCCTGAACTGCATGCACAAAGCACATGCGAACTCCGTCCAAAGACACAACATCGTAAAGTTTAGTTGTCGTATTAACTGTGCTTGAAACTGTTACCGGCGCATCAATTGTCGTAGGTGTAAGAGGATTAATCCGACGAACAAAAAGAGAGCCGGCATTATAATAGAAGACATACAAGTAAAAACTAAATGAAAGACATTTAACCCGTTCGCCCGATGCGGCAATTTGCATGTCAGCAACAAGAGGAGTACCGGTAGCTTCGTCGTAAACACTAGCGCGAATGCCGCCGCGACTGTCCTCATAAGCATAAACTGAAACTCCCGCATTTGTGGCGAAATCCGCCTGATTTTGTGATGCGGTATTCTTTACAACTTGTTTCGATTGAACAGAAGCAGAAACCACAGAACCCTTGTCAATCCACTTCTCTGCGCCTTGTGAAAATGAATAGAGTTTTTGTTTATTGTACTGAAGTAGTTCATCATTAAAGGTTTGAAGTGCGGTCCCGTCTTCAAGAACAGATCCGTTAATCGTCAAACCAGAAATAAGCTCATATCCATAACGCTTATCGATGCGGCCTTTCTTTTTAAAGACCCCATTTTCAAGGCGAACCATCTTGCCTGGAATAACAAGTTTCGAATCGGTTTTGGTATCGATTCCTTGACCCAAGTTAAGAGGCATAAGTTGTTTGTTAAGTCCTGTCATTACACCACGTACCACGCTGCAACGCCGTCGCTGACAAAACCTCTAGCGCCGTAATTTTCTTCAATTTTAAATGTTGAGTTTGAACCATCAATTACGTCTGTTCCGTTTGGCACAATCGAGATGTTGTTTGTTTGAGCTTGTCCAGTGGAATCTTTCACCATAAAAAACATGGTTGTCGTAGCCGCTGGAAGATTCAAAGTCTTTGCTGTGTTTGTTGGAACAAGTAAAACCTTTTGCGCGTCTCCAGATACAACGCTGTAAGGAAACGACGCTGGAGTATCTGCGCTGATCACGCCAGAACCAGGCGCGTTAACGACTGTCCCAGTTGTCAGCTGAATCGGAACGCCCGCAGCATTGTTGTACCAAAGGTTGTTTCCATTTCGATACAGAAGGCCAAGTCCAGCCACCGCACCCGAGTTATTGAGTTCAACATATTTTGATTCGAGAAGCGCAAAACCATTCATCTCAAGATCAGCGTTGATCAGCATCCCAGCGGGAGTAATCGGCACGCCGTTATCTTCGGTATGGTCATGTTGATCGACTCTGCCAAAGGCCGTGACAATTTCTTCAGCCCACTCAGGTCCGATTTCAACTTCGGGTATCCCCAAAACTAAAAGCATGAAAGGTGTTGTGGTTGTATTTGCCATTTTAAAATACCCAAAGTGATACGGTCACGTTTGCACTGGTTTGAAGCACCAGCGAAGTCTGTGGCCGCGTGTTTAGATCTTGAATGTCCCAAATATTTGCATTCGCTGACTGCCTAACCACGATCCACCCCACAAGTTTTCTCTGTAGTTTATGATCAATGATGTTATCAGCTCCGGTCACTAATTCAATGTTTGAAAGAACCTGACCATCGAGGATTGAGCGTGACGAAATGTCTTTTAAAGGGATTTCAACTGCGTCTTGAATCTGACGTACGATGTTGTCATCAGTTCTTACCTTTTTGTAGGGCTGAATCGACATCTAATTACCTCAGTACAAAAGGTCATCATAGTATCCCGCTCGGGTTACATCTCCAACCGTATCGACCTGACCGGCGTCTCGATTTGCAGCGAGCGCTTGAATACGCTGAAGCATCTGATTTTTTGCCATTTCGTAAACAGATACGTCGCTTTCTTCTTTCGCAAGCGCATCAATTGCCGCGCTGAATACGATGTATTCCTCCCAGCCGTTTACGCCTTCGATTGTTTGCGTATCTGTCGTGATGTCCGCCGCCTGAGGAATATACCAAAGCTGGTATTGACCTGGAGCTTGATCAGATGGATTGAAAATTAATTTGTTATTGAAAATACGGTACCGAACCGTTGGTTCGATGCCTCCCCAACGCCTGTAAAAAGTTCGGCGGTTGCGGTCATTGAAGTTAAAAGGCAAAAGCGGAATGAAATTACTTCCGCCATTTGACCTGTCAACTCCGCGAAGTTTGTAAAAGTCCGAAGGCAAATCATAAGTGGTGGCACCGTTTGCAATCGTGAAAGGAACTGGACCAAGAGTGTAATAGTCCTCAAATTTCGAAACAAGGATATCGTAAAGCTCCTTGTAACCATCATTGATGTACTGAATCCACTCAGCCGGTTTTACGAAGTTTCTATTCTCCATATCGGCTTTTTGTTTGGCCTGATCAATTAACGATGCAACGGTAACCACACTCATTATTAGTCTCCAAACGGATTTTCATCATCGCCGTCGCAAAGATACATAAGATCCTTGAAAGCTGCGGTCATGCCTTTTACATCCTTGCGTTCGAGTGCGCGAAGAAATGAACTCATTGCCGCCTCTTCAGCGGAATAAGAAGGTTCCTGGGATTTCTCCTCAGGAACTTGCTTGTCAATGAAGTCGATATTGCTTTCAGCACCCGAAAGTTTGGATACGATTAAACTCGAAATCTTTTTTTTCTCCGGCATCATCATCATACTTTGTCTCCTTAGTATGCTGTTGAGTTTTTCAGAGTAATCTCGATTTTGAATTTAGCTCCGTCTTCAAGTTCTGCGTCTGCCTGAGGCGTTGCCGCATCAACAAACTGAACGTTGAAAGTGGTTCCATTACTTGCAATCGAATCGTTTCGAATAAAAGACATTAAACCTTTGCCCGAGCCATATGCAGCATCAGCAGCGCCGACAACACATACACCTACGTTCAAAAGCTTCATGTATTTATCCGCAAGGGTAACAGTGTACCGGCCCGTTTCGGAGCCGGTTTTTGTCACTGTAAACCCTTTGCACGACTGCGATGCAATTGTACCGCTTGTTGAAGTAACAACTTCACCAAACAGTTTGCAGACCCCCGCTTCGAGGGTCATCGTAAATTGCTTCATCAGTCTATTAGCCATTGTGAAATCTCCTTAGTTTAAATGTGATTAAGAATAAGTGATCACAATGTTTGAGCCTGGTGCGCGAGTCGCCAAGTTTCCGTAGAAACCGTAACGAACTTCAACGCCGTCAGCTGTATCTTGACGAAGCATATCAAGTCCGTCTGAAGGCACTGGACGTACTGCTTTACCAAGAGAATAAAGTTTCCAGTATTCCATTGCTAAGCCGTAGATATGATCGTAAGGACAGTTGAAGTCAGCAAGACAAGTAATCGGCCCTTTGTCACCGTCAACCATAACGCCTGTGAAAGAAATGCGAGCATTTGCTTGCAGAGTTACGTATTGAACTTTAGTTCCAAGAGCTTTTTTCAAGTCCGCCAATTTCTTAGGGTTCATGAAATAGTGATCGATGTAGAAACCTTCGCGGTTTACTTTCGCGTCACCTTCAATGAGCGCCTCTTCGATTGGTAAACCTGTTCCGTCCATGCGGAGTCCACCAAGGCGTGTCACGTCAACAGAGCGGTTAACTCCGAAGAATAATGTTGAGCCAGGAGCGCTGTCAGGAATCCAATCTGAAAGACCAGAAATACCAAGCCCACGGTCACCTTCGATGAAGATGTAGTCGTTTGCTGCGATAGTTCCAGAACCAGAATAAGTTCCGTCGAGTGTGATTGTTCCGGCGTCACGATCAACCGCAACAAC